TTAAGAAGGACAGATGACGACCTTGAACAGTATGTCAATGTTGAGCCTGTCAGCACATTATCAGGAAGCAGAGTGCTTGAAAAAGATGCAGATTCAACACCATGGGACGATGTAGATGAAGCAGCAGAGTTCGGAGAGAAAGAAACACCGAAATTGCGACAGATCAAGTACAAGATCGGTAAGAAGGGCGGCATCCTGAAAGTAACACGCGAACTTCTTCAGGACACAGCAGAAAACATTCTGGGCTTCCTGAATAAGTGGATCGCGAAGAAGTCAAGAGCCACAAGAAACGCTGCGATCCTGAAGAAACTTGCAGAGATTACAAACACGAAAGAAGTTGCAATCAGCACTGTGGACGATCTGAAGACAGTCTTCAATGTGACACTTGATCCAGCGATTGCAGCGTCTTCAATCGTTCTGACAAACCAGTCAGGATTCAACTATCTTGACACATTAAAGGATGAACGTGGCGACTACATTTTGCAGCCAGATGTCACAGACAAAACAAAGCTGCTTCTTTTTGGTGTATATCCGATCAAGAAGGTCTGCAACAAAGTTTTGAAGAATGTCGAAGTTAAGTCAAACGGAAGCAACGTGTCAGCGTACAAGTACCCACTTTATATGGGCGACTTGAAGGAAGCAATCACTTTATTTGACCGCGAGAAGATCAGCATCGAACTTTCAACCGAGGCTGGCGATTTATGGGCGAAAGACCAGACAGGAATCAAGGTGCGTGACAGATTCGATGTGCAGGCATTCGATGAAGAAGCAGTCATCAAGGGAGAAATCACAGTTCAGGTTGCTGGCTAATGGCAACAGGCTTCAGGA